CCGGTGACCGCAGCGGTAGTGGCCGCTGCGGACGCTGTGGCGCCTGCGGCTCCAGCTCCAGCTTCGGCTGTTGCAGCGTTGCCGTGTAGCGCTGCGGCGGCGGGTGATGCAGCCGATGTGGCTGCCGTCGCGGAGGCTGACCCTGTGCCGGTCAGACAGATCCGTGATGACCCGCGGTATCGCTATCTGCTAGGACACGCCCGCATGTTTGCTGAGCGTAACCGTGGTAAGGAGTGCGTGTTGGTGGATGTCGGAGGTCAGAATCGGGGCTTTGATTGGGGCCCCGAGCTGCTGGATGCGCTGGGCATCACGTGGGAGTATCACAACTTGTGTCCTATGGTCATTCCTGAGGACATTTTGACTACGTACCCCCCCGCTGGATGGACGCGCAATGGTGGCGATGACTATGTCCCTCGGTTTGAGAGTGACAGTCATAACATGACCTGCTGTCGACATCTGCTTCGTGATTGTCGTTGTGTCAACACGACCGGCAAAGCTGTGCTGTACTATGCCGGGCACTCACTCTATTACCTCGATGATCGTGACATGCGAAATATGTCGGACGGAAGCGAGATGCTGGCGCTGGTGCATCTGTATCCGCTTGATGTCGATCACGGCCGTAGTGTCACAGATGGTGGCCGGCTGTGTACGTGGCGCCGCACTGTTGACGATGACGTGGTCACTGTGCGTGTCGAGCTCGGCGAGCATTCAGTTGCTTACGAGCATCGGGACATATCTGCTGAGCTGACCATTGGTCAGTTCCGTCCCGAGACCACGCGGATTTATCCGGCGATGTTGACAGCGGAGCACGGGGTGGACAAGTGGTTCCTCCTTCGTCCCATTCGTCTTCGGAGCGTCGTGTCGAGGGTTGCCTCGGCTACGGCTGTCTCCGTGGACGCGATGGTGACGAGGATCGACCCGACTGACTCCTCGGCAGTGCGCTCGTGCATAGCACGCATGGTGAGTGTGGGTAAGTGGCCTTTTGAGCGGGCTGCTGCTCGCTTCCGCGAACGTGCGGAGGCTATCCACCGGGACGAACTCCCCCACGTTGATGGTTGGCAGGACCGGCGCGAGGACCTCCTTGCTTGCGGTCTAGCTAGCGTGCTGTTGAGCGCGCTCATCGTCACGTGGATCATCATGCGTCCGTTGAAGGCAGCTGGTTGGGCGCTTAGAACCTTTGCCTTCGCGTTTCTCGTTGCCCCCCTGATGGCGGTTGCTTGCTATGCGTACACGCGCTGGGAGCGCCAGGCAATCCGTGGAATCCTCCGATTGGGGAGGAACGCAGCGTTGCGGACCACGGGTTGGCTGGGTGCAGCACGTGTTGCGTTTGCATGGTGTCGCGGTCGAGCGGACATGCTTGTGCGAGATCCCACCATCTGGTCGGGTTTAGTGTAGGGCGGTGCGGAATGGACCCGGCCGATGCAGACATCGAGAATTGGGCGGACGGTGTATACCGACTGCCCGACAATCGGTTTGTGACGACCTGCCTCGGTTACCCTGTCCGGGACCTCGCACCGCCTCATACGCTATACGTCCAGCCCCCACGCGTCTGTATTGGTGAGACGGTGGGGGCTACGATCGTTGGTCCTGCCGCTCGAGCAGGGCATGTCTGTCGGAACTGCCCGTGCAATTTCATGAATGCATTGGTCAACCGTCACGGCGCCCCAGCCCCCACGCCCACTAGGGGATGGCGCTATGGTCTCGAGTACATCGACTATCTGATTGAGGCTCGTCCCTGGGATCGTTGTGAAGCTGACCCCTGGGATCGAGGTGCATGGATGATGAAATGGCCGTTATCCAAACGGGAATCCATCATCCGTTCCGAGACTTTTGAGTTGGTCGTGCCTTGGCGGTGCAAGGCCAATCTCAAGCGGGAATCTGGTCACAAACCTTGGACTAAGGCTCGCATCATTCAGGCTTATCATACTCAGGCAACCCAGTCTGAGTACGGGCCTACGATGTATGCATTACAAAAAGCCGTGTTTGATTGGATCAATTCCCAAGAAGAGAAGCATGGCATCCGCATAACCATGGCTTCTGGTCTCCCTCCTGAGAAGATGGCCGAGTGGATGGATCGGGTGCACCTTAAGTGGTCGCGCCCTTTCTTTCGAGAGCGTGACGGCAAGAACTGGGACGCTACGATGGGTCGCTGGGCCTACGACCTGTTTATTCGTCTCTGTCGCTCGGTGGACGCTGACTTTGCTTCTTTTGTGGAGCAGGGTTATGCGGCCCTGGGCGTGGCATTCTTTGACACGGGCATTTTCAAGTACAGACTTGTTGGAGGCACCAAGAGTGGTT